TGACCTGCCCCCACGATTAGATACAACACTCAGTTAGTAACGTCGGAATCTTCATTCTCAGAATGACCCTTTCTCCAGCCCGCTGCAAATTCAGACGGTGTCTGATAATTCAGCGTGGAGTGCGGGCGGCATTCGTTATAATCCTGCCGCCAGTCATTAATAATTTTCCTGGCATGAACGATATCGCTGAACCAGTGCTCATTCAAACATTCATCGCGAAATCGTCCGTTAAAGCTCTCAATAAATCCGTTCTGCGTTGGCTTGCCCGGCTGGATTAAGCGCAACTCAACACCATGCTCAAAGGCCCATTGATCCAGTGCACGGCAAGTGAACTCCGGCCCCTGGTCAGTTCTTATCGTCGCCGGATAGCCTCGAAACAGTGCAATGCTGTCCAGAATACGCGTGACCTGAACGCCTGAAATCCCAAAGGCAACAGTGACCGTCAGGCATTCCTTTGTGAAATCATCGACGCAGGTAAGACACTTGATCCTGCGACCGGTGGAAAGTGCGTCCATGACGAAATCCATCGACCAGGTCAGATTGGGCGCCGCCGGACGGAGCAGCGGCAGACGTTCTGTTGCCAGCCCTTTACGACGTCTTCTGCGTTTTACGCCCAGGCCACTGAGGTGATAAAGCCGGTACACGCGCTTATGATTAACATGAAGCCCTTCACGGCGCAGCAACTGCCAAATACGACGGTAGCCAAAACGCCTGCGCTCCAGTGCCAGCTCAGTGATGCGCCCTGATAAATGCGCATCAGCAGCCGGACGGTGAGCCTCATAGCGGCAGGTCGACAGGGATAAACCTGTAAGCCTGCAGGCACGACGTTGCGACAGACCGGTCGCATCACACATCAACATCACGGCTTCCCGCTTCTGGTCTGTCGTCAGTACTTTCGCCCAAGAGCCACCTGAAGCGCCTCTTTATCCAGCATGGCTTCGGCAAGCAGCTTCTTGAGTCTGGCGTTCTCTTCCTCAAGCGACTTCAGGCGCTTAACTTCAGGCACCTCCATACCGCCATACTTCTTACGCCAGGTGTAAAACGTGGCATCGGAAATGGCATGCTTGCGGCAGAGTTCACGGGCGGGTACCCCAGCTTCGGCTTCGCGGAGAATACTGATGATCTGTTCGTCGGAAAAACGCTTCTTCATGGGGATGTCCTCATGTGGCTTATGAAGACATTACTAACATCGGGGTGTACTAATCAACGGGGAGCAGGTCAGAAAGATTCAAAACCAAAATTAGAATAAATCATAAAAACCCTGCTTAAGAGCAGGGTTTAACTTCTTTCAGCGTCATTTAAAATTGCAGACCTTCAGGTTAATCTACCCAAAAACAGAACGGGTTTTAGCTACGACATGTCATCCAACTAACCGCATTGCCTTTATCCCTCCTTCAATCATACTACCGTGATCTGCAGCCATCACAAAATCAGCCCACCACTGCATCATAGGCCGTCGCTGCTCAAGATAATCACTACGGTTATACGCACGACGAACCTCATTCTTATCCACATGAGCAAGTGCAGCCTCAATAACATCAGGTGGAAATCCCTGCTCATTAAGGGCTGTACTGGCGATAGATCGCAGGCCGTGTGAAACGAGCACCCCACCAAAACCTGCGCGTTTTAGCGATGCGTTTACGGTCTGACTGTTCATCGGCTGGTTTGGCTTGATGCGGCTGGGAAAGATAAATTCTCGATTTCCACTTAACGGCTTCATCATCTCTAGTATCGCAATTGCTTCATCTGACAATGGAACAGTATGGTCGCGGTTCATTTTCATGCGTGCTGCAGGAATCTTCCACTCTCGCGCTTCTATGTCTACCTCTTCCCAGAGAGCTTCAGCCGCTTCGGCAGGGCGGGTAATAGTAAGAAGTTGCCACATGAACAGGCAGCGTGTGGAAAGGCTAATGCTGGCTGTTCGCATCGTCTGCATTAACTGAGGTAGCTGATCCGGTCGAATGCTGGGCATGTTCTTTTTCTGAGGCTTCTCGAAGGCTTTACCGATATTAACGCTGGGAACAGCATCAATCAGCCCTGTGTTCTGGGCATAGATCATGACCTCATTAATACGTTGGCACAGGCGACGAACAGTTTCCAGTGCTCCTCTGGCCTGAACCGGTTGTACGGCCTGAACCAGTGTATGAGCTTTAATATCTGTAACGCTAACGTCGCCAATCGCAGGAAAGACGTCTCTTTCAAGAGAGCGCCAGATATCTTCCGCATAGTCCTCTGTCACACTGGCTTTCTTCACATTCCACCAACGTTCAGCTACGAGTTGGAAAGTGTTGGTTTTGGCTTCCAGCGAACTGCGCAATTGTTCTTGCTGATGTTCCTGCGGATCGATCTGTTTAGCCAGTAGTGAGCGGGACTCTGCACGGTAGTTTCTGGCATCGGCAAGGGTAACTGACGGGTAGGAGCCTATGCTCTTCTTTGCTCGTTTCTTGGTGACAGGGCGAATGTAGCGAAACTGCCAGATTTTACTCCCGCTGGATTTAATGAGTAGCTCAAGGCCATCGCCATCATAGAGAACGTAGTCCGCCTCCTTGGGTTTGGCTGATTCTATTTCTTTAACGGATAGAGGTTTGGTTTGTCTTGCCATTGCCGGGTTTCCATAGTTTTAGGCACCTCAAAAAACAATAAAGCTTTATGAGGTGCCTAACAAGGTGCCTAAAAGGATCGGATTTAATTAGTTTTCTTCGGACTTCGCGGGACAAATTGAGGGCACAAAAAAGCCCGCAGGGCTTGCGCCGTGCGGGCTCTTAGGACTTCATCGGATGACTCTGGTAATCACCGATGGAGAATTTTGGTGGAGCTGGCGGGAGTTGAACCCGCGTCAAAATTTATATAATCTTTTGTAAAATATACGTTTTTTCTATTGTTTTTGATCCGCGTATACTTCGCGTACACTTTGCCATTTGAACTTAAACATGCTGCCGTCGCTACATCATGACATGTTATTTTTACTTCTCATTTTCAAAGTCATCACGAATGTTAATTAGATCTGTAATCAAAGCGCCAACTTTAGTTGAAGGATTTATCGAACCGTCTTTTTTGGCGGCATCTTCGACTCTTTTAGCATTGATTAATGCCGTATCGAGCCGATCTTGCAATTTATTAAATACACCTGATGCCTTTTTCTCATAATCTGGCATGTATTTTTTTAACTCAGCTAGCATTTGTGCGCCTTCACTTTTGCCTTTCTGAGGTGAAAATGATTTTCGGGTGTATCCAAAATGTAGTATCAGCCAGTACTCGAAACATGGTATGGAAGTTATAGCAACAAAAATCCCTTTTGGATTTAAGGAATTAATCCTGCTAAGAGCTTCATCATAGTTAGGGTGAGCGTCTCTATCAAAGACACAATAAACCTTATCATAAGGGTCGCTCCTTTTTTTTTCCGTATTATATTTTTCTTTTGCCCAAGATACCACATTCATAGGGCTTGAGCCGCACTCTCCAGAAATCTCAACTATGCTTGCCGTGCTTATACGGCAATGTTTTATAAAATCTGTAAAATATGCGGGCTCAGTCTTCTCTCCCTCACAGACGATAAGAATTTTCTTCATTTGAGCTCGTGCTTTACTAACTCGTTTGAATTCATTATTACGCCGAGCCTTTCTTTTTTTGAACAGATCTTCGCTTCCCATTAATATCTCTCCCATTTCCCAATGAGTGGTAAAGCCCCATATCTACCGTCAAGATAAGAAGCTTCTAAATTCTCCCTTCCTTTTCTTGGACTAAAATCCGTAAGTGGGAAAAGATTTGTTTGCTTTGAATTGTCTTTTTCTACAAACCAAATCTGATCTCGTCTGAAAACATCTTGATTTAAAATAGACGTCTCATGAGTTGTAAAGATTAACTGGGCACCATTCTTATTGATATTTTTATCGTGAAATAAACCTACAATAAACTCAACTAATTTGGGGTGTAAGTTATCATTTAATTCATCAATAAACAGGATGTTTCCTGTCTCGAGTGAATGTGATAAGGGACCCGCGAAACTAAAGATTTTTCTAGTTCCATGCGATTCATCTTTTAAATCGAATGGAATTGGCTCTCCATCCTCATTATTATGAAGTGTTTTAATGACATATTCTTCCTTGCCTTGCATATTCTTAATCACTAGTTCCTTGATGGCTGCAGGCATATCATCAGGAAGAGCATTGGGATTGAATTTTTCTTTTGTTACATGAATGTCATCAATACCTACATCGGCAGCTTTTAAAAAATTGAGAATCTCATCTTTCTTATCATTTAAGCATTGCTTTGCACTGTAATCACTATCCCAACCTGTTAATTCAGTAAATTTAACTTTGTAATAAAACCAATCGTATACAGGTTTTAGTTGTACACTGTTTAATTGTACCGCTGTAGAAAGAAAGAGCGCATTAGGCCTGGTTGATTTCAACCATGTTTGTTTTTCTCCTGTCAACGATGGCCCCAACTCCCATTCATGGGTTTGTTTTTCTTCATCCCATAGACGTAAAAACCATTTTTGTGGTCTGCCTTTGGGGAATGCAAATAACCATTCGTCGTGAATAAAATCTTCTGTTGCAGAAAAACCATACTGGTATCTGATGCCTTCGGAAATAAAGTTAATTTCAAATTCAGATGGTTGATTAATCTTCTTTGAGTCTAGTCTAAAAGGCGTGATATCAAGTTTATCACCACTTTTATAACCTGTAGCAGACCGGACAATAAGTTCAGCCATAGTTGTAATAGCGTTAATAATGTTTGATTTTCCGGCAGCATTAGGGCCATAAATCACAGCACTTTTAAGCAATTCAAGAGATTTAGGTTCATCAATACTGAACAGATTATTAGGCAAATCGTTAAGTTTTGATGCAACTAAACTCAGTGTTTGTTTCTCTGAAATAGATTTATAGTTTTGTACTGTAAACTCAATCAACATAATTTATACCCTTTTAACTTCCCATAGCTTAAAAACCACTAAAAGTGATTTTATAGCACAAATTTGACAAAAAACGTCAAATCTTTGCATTTAATGCACACTAAAACCATTGTACACTATCCTCATCATCCTGCTAACATTCTTGTAAGCTTTACTGTTTTGCGAAGGGGGGCTAGTGCTATCGGGCGTTTTACTTCTCAATTTTCATGTTCTCCGGATTTTTTGATACTTGGTCCTTACAAGCTGTCTTGCCATCATAGTCTACGAGATACGAACCATAATGCCTGAAAAGCATTTCCGGCCCTTTATGCCCCATTTGAGCTGCAAGCCAAAACAGATTTGCTCCTCGGCTGATATGGCTGGTGGCGAATGTATGCCTAGTTTGATATGGATTTCTGTATCGAATACCTGCTTTCCGTAATGTTGGCACCCATGCTTTTTTCCTGATTGCATCAGCACTTGCCCAAGGCTTATTGGTCTTTGGGTCTTCAAAGACAGTAGCATCCTTCATGAATGTAAATGGCTTCTGATTTATCAGCGCCAACATTGCCTCTTCTGTCAGTTCAACTTTACGAGTACCTGCTTTTGTCTTTGTCCCTTTGATAACACCGACAACACTTGCGCTCTGGACATGGGCAGTTTTTCCAACAAAGTCGATATCACGCCATCGAAGGGCACATAATTCAGAACTACGCAGGCCTGTATGTATAGCGAACCGGAACAGATTCTCCCATTGTTTGTTTCCGGCTGCTGCTAGTAATGCATCAACTTCTGTTGGTGATAGCGGATCAACCACGTAGCTGCTTTCTGCTTCTGACTTATCACTTTGGTAGCGCGAAGCAGTTACCAACGATACGGGGTTAATTTGAAGTACCCCATCGGTTACGGCTTCATCAAGTGCTGACCGCAGGAAAGATAACTGGTTGCGAATTGTTTTTAAGGTCGTTTTCTGGCTTTGAATCCACGCTTTCAGGATTGCTGGTGTTAATTCACTTGCAGGGCAAATGTGGAGTGAGGCTAACGCACTACGGCATTTTTTATAACCACCAATCGTAGATGGTGAAAGTTTTCTCGTTTCGCAGATTTCAAGGTATTCGTCCAGGTACATTTTTACCGTTTTGCCTGCAGCAGCATTACCAAAAATTTTCAAACGAGCAGAACGGGGAAAATATTCCGCATAAATGAATGTTCCCCTTTCGATCTTATTATGAATTTCGCCGAGTGTGCGCTCGGCGTATTTAATGTTCTTTGGTGTTACTTCCAGATTGGAAAGTGGCTCACGACATTTAACTCCTTTGTAGGTGAAAGTTATATTGATCGTTTCTCCCTGACGGTGTTTTCTGATTGTTACGCCGCGCGGTAGTTTGAGCAATTTTGTCTGGCCCATTTTGCAACCTCACTAAGATCAATCCACCTCTCCTTAACGCCTTCAACCTTTAAAACCTGAACACCTTCACGCCAAACACCGCGCTGTACACGTTTGTTTATTGCTTCAGGAGTTTCGCCAGTTTCTTTGCAATAAGTTGAGATAGGAACGCAATCGAGGTTCAGCATATGTTTCTCCACTTAGCCCGCTGCACACGGGCAGTAATATCAAATTCCAGTCCTGATAATTAATTTTGTTCTCTGGTTGCTACCTGTTTTATTGGCCTGATGCTGTCCAGGAGCAGACGGCGACGCATGTTTGGCGCACCCCAACGGTAACCAGTCTTTTTGTCGTAGGATTCACAACGTCCGGCAACCCAGGACGTTTCAGTGGAATGTAATTTCATCCGCTTTTCACCGTCTCGGGTGATAACAATTCCTGTATGAGTTTTTATCACGCTCATTTCTTAGTCTCTGGTGCTTTCGGCATTACTGCCCAGTGAGTGATATTGACGTTTTCAAGGTCCCCGACCTTAAATGTCCACTGCCATTCTCCGGTTTCTTTTTGCCCCCATGTGTACCAGAGAGAACGCCAGCCAATCAGCCAGCCTTCTCCATTAGCATCAAATAACAGAACACTTTCATTTGCTGGCGGCAGTTCAGCTGACACTGGTATTACTTTGTTTTCCAGAGCCGCACATTTAGCTTCAAGCGCATCGAATTTACGTACCAGATACTCAGCATTTGTTTCATTCACTTTCAGATCTCGCGGTACACATTTCCCGCGAAGAACCCCTTCCATTTCGAAAACATTCATGCGCATTTGCGTAACTCCGATAACTCGTTAAAACGTTCCATAAACATCCCATAGGCATGGCCTGGCGACAGTGGAATAACTTTGAACATCTCTGTTGCCGGGATACCTTCCAGTACAGGCCAGAAAGAGCCATCATCAAGCCCGAGATCGCGGCGTTCGGTTGCCAGCATGATGAGATCGGCATATTTCACAGGCGTGCTAATAACCGGGGGTAACCCGTATTTCTCACGGATTACGGCGTCTATTTTTTCTTCCATCCGTTTATAGTCAGGAAGAAGGCGTTTCAGTGGTGCGGGGATGTCCTGGCAATATGCTTCTGTTGCATCATGCATTAACGCTTCAAAAGCAAATTCCTGCGGTACCAGCTGGCTGCAAAGCACCGCATGTTGGGCGACGCTGTAGAAATGTGAAAGATGTCCTGCAAAGCGACAGATATTTGAAAGAGAAACCGCGATATCGTTAATAACGATGTCGTCTTTATTTATCCTGTCATAATAAAAATGCTTCCCGGAAAAAGTTTTAATAAATGACATTTTGTTCTCCACGTATATGCGCTGCACCGCGCTGAATTCTGGTAAAAGGAAGCCCTCACCATCCGGCGATTATTGAGTCAATTACGTTTCCATAAATGCCCCCGCAGGGGCATTTGCAGTAATGAAATCAGGCGGTGAAAGTACCAATAAAGGTTTCTACTTTGCTGTCCTTGAATTTCTCAACAAGCAGATCACGAAATTCGTTAGCCATTTCTTCCTGTACTGCTTCCAGCTGAATAATGCGCAGAACCAGTACAGGACGATCGCCAGTGATAATGCTGAGGCGTAATTTAAACGGACGTTCTTTCAGGCCTTCAAACGGAACGCATTTAAATTCAAATGCCACAGGCATAATATCTTTGGTCTTCGCTTCGACAGACTCCATCAGGGAGCGTTTGCCGCTGAAGTCATTGTCTTCAAAATCAGCGGTCTGGTTTGCTTCAATCGTGATTTTACGGACTGCCGCAGCCGCTTTTGTTGCCTGAATGGCATCACCATTAGCATCAAAGCCCACAAGGTAGTCGGCCCAGTCTTCGATCCATTCTGCCAGTGACTTCTGGGAGTTACGCTCGCCGTTAACAGACAACAGAGCAGAGAACGGTGCTGTCTTTTTCAGTTTGAGAGTGGCAGTGTTATCTGCGTGACCTGGCTCATCAATAGTACCCAGGTTAAGCACACTGACGGCACGCATATTATCGGCATCGATAAAGCAGCGGGTGCCTTCATCTGCAAGATCTTTAGAATAACGGGTAAAGTCATCGATGCTGGCAGTGGAAAGCGCACCACGGAAACGGAAACGATTTAAATTAAATTTTTCCAGATCATGAATGCGGTAATTCTCAGGCAATGCCACAGCATCGGCACCAATCTTACTGATAATTTCATTAACACCCTGAGCAGAAATAAGGGCATGGATTTGATTAATTGCGGTTGCGTCTAAGTTCTGAGACATAATAAGTCCTCACTATATAAAGATATTCAGTGATGAGATAAATAATCAGTTTATTAAGAACGATATTAACGACCTGCTGCGCGGAGTTTTCCGTCAGGTTCACCGGCAAGAGTCAGTAACTGTCCCTGGTCTTCCTGCAGAATAGTCAGGCGACCACCGCGATTGACATACATCGGCGTTTCGGTGGTGTCTTCTTCGGAAATTTTCCCGCGGTTAGTCGGGCGAACATATGAGAGTTTGTGTTTGATTTTCACTCGGTTCTCATCAAACGGTTCGATTTCCAGGTTGAGCGAGACCTTACCTTTGGTTTTCGTGTTCATCACACCGGAAGCGACTTCACTGAGAACTGCGCCGATTTTGGTTTCAAATACGCCGCCGTCCAGCTCCCCGATAAATGCCTGCACATCAGTACTGCGTTCGCTAGCCATTTTGCTGCTCCTCATCATATCGACCCTGCAAGGTCGGTTAGTTTCTCCACAAAACAGAGAAGAACACCTGCGGTGACTGCCGCCCGGATGGATTGGGTTATGAGCCCGTCGTCCGGTGATGCTCTTCTCTGTTTTGTAAAAAGGACGGTACCAGCCGGAAGCAAGGGTACAAGCTGGTACCGCCAAGACTACACACAGCATAAAGTTGTGGTGCCGGGTGCCTCCCGGTGCCTGGCGAAGGTTGCACACCAGGCGGGTGGGTATCCACAGAAGGTCGACTGTCAGCCTCAACCTTAACCCGCGTGCGCTGAGCCGCATTCACCACAACGCTAAGGATTCTCTCTGGTTGAAAATACTTAGCTGTTATGTGCCTGCTTTTAGCCACATCAGGCGAGGTGGACCTAGTTATTCCCCAACAACAAGGATTCGGTTAATCTGGTTATCCCCAACAACGCAAAAGGAAAAGAAATGTCCGGTAATATCTATACGCTGTACAAATCCCACTGTGAAAATGTTGGAAAGTATCGGGGCATTGAAATCAGTGGGGTAGTGTCATCAGTCGAAATAAGCAAAGTTGAATCAAGGGCAACATTACTTACTCTTTTGGACCTTGTCTTACATGAGCACCGGAAGAAATTCGGCACTCCCTATAATCAGTTGAATGGGAAAAAGGCTCTGGTTCACCTTATTCTGATGAAGCATCACTGGATGCCAAAACAGATTAATGAGATGAAATTTGATGAACTTCTTCTTTCAATTCAGGATGAACTCACACTTGATAAAATAAGCGTAACCGCCCAGAAATTTTTAGATTATCGAGACTGGAGATCACAAATTCATCACTTTGATGATTTTGACGAAAATGAATGGGATCCTAATTTGTCTGCACAATATCTAAAGTAACATCCTGTGATAAAACCGTGATTTCCTGATCCAGTTTTTTTAAGGAGTCTATTGTTTCCTGTCGATAAGACAGCACTTCACGAAGCTGGTTTATAGCTGCCAGCTTCTTTGTCATCCACTCATAAATTTCCTCATCTGTGTAGCCAGGCGCGACGATTTTGGGTTCTGTTTTGTGCATTTCACATCTCCTCAAGTTATCAGTTACTTGTTGATGGGGACCAGATTGTTAAAGAGCTAAGCGTCCTGTAGGGCGCTTTTTTGTTGCTAACGAATCATCCTGGACTTCATATGCCCCAGGCGGCTACTTCGTGGGCGTCCTGCCTGTTCGTTATCTTTGACATAAAATCTAACTTAACTTAGTTATTATGGCAAGAGAAAACACCAAACTTTTCTTAGTTCGGTGCCTTAGTTAGAGAAGAGAGGTCTTAGAGTTCGTATTGAACTCCTTTGACTACACCAATGATAAGGCAATTACCATTGATAGGGATGTTGGGATACCGAGGATTTAATGGCACTAAAAACTTTTGAGGGCCATCGATGACTAATTTTTTTACTGTAGCTTCGTTTGTTCCATCAAGTCGAGCGATGACTATTTTTCCATGACGAGGTTCTGCATCTGGATCTACAATCACTGTTGCGCCTTCTGGTATTGTTGGGAGGCCATTAGGGTTAGTCATGGAGTCACCTTTAACCTCTAATGCAAATGAGTTATCACCAATCTTTAATGATGTATCTACCCACTTGTCCACTTCACTAAACACTTCTGCTGCCCTGCACTCAGTAAACTGCCCAGCCTGAACCCACGATATTACAGGAACTCTGCGCATGTTTGTGACGAGTTTGCCTTCAAACTCAGCACCATAAAGAATGTAATCTATTGACGTATTGAAGAACTTCGCTAATTTCGAAAGTGCCTCCCCACCAGGGGTATTGATGTCTTTCTCCCAGTACCCCACAGCAACGTCGCTTACTCCACAAAATTTACCCAATTCTTTCTGGGACGTTCTGGTAACTCTTCTCAGAGCTTTTATACGCTGACCAACCGTTTCCATAGGAGCACCATTTCTTTAATTACTAAGTAATCTTAGTTTTTATTGACCAAAGATAGATTTGTAATTAGCATCTAATAAAACTTAGTTTGGAGGGCGTATGACAACTGACGATATCGAAAGCTACTTCGGCAGTATTGAGAAAGTTGCTGCTTTTTTCGGCATAACAACTGAAGCCGTTTATCAGTGGCGAAACCGTCCGGGCCAGTTAATTCCAAAAGGACGTGCAGCAGAAGCTGCATATAGAACTTGCGGACGGTTGCCATTTAAACCTGAGCTTTATGAAAAATCTAATGGATAAATCGATTAACAGAAACCACAGAACGATGAGGCTAACCGTGGGTAAGCATCACTGGAAAGTAGAAAAACAGCCTGAGTGGTACGTGAAAGCTGTCAGAAAAACTATCGCAAAGTTGCCGGGTGGTTACGCTGAAGCAGCTGACTGGCTGGATGTAACAGAGAACGCATTATTTAACCGCCTTCGTGCCGATGGCGATCAGATTTTCCCGCTGGGATGGGCAATGATTTTGCAACGTGCTGGTGGAACTCACTTCATTGCTGACGCTGTGGCGCAGTCTGCAAATGGCGTCTTTGTGTCTCTTCCTGACGTCGAGGATGTGGACAACGCCGATATTAACCAGCGCCTGCTGGAAGTCATTGAACAGATCGGCAGTTATTCAAAACAGATTCGTTCAGCAATTGAAGACGGTGTAGTGGAACCGCATGAGAAGACAGCAATTAACGACGAGCTGTACCTCTCAATTTCGAAGCTGCAGGAGCATGCAGCACTGGTCTACAAAATTTTTTGCATTTCAGAAAGTAATGACGCCCGCGAGTGTGCAGCTCCGGGCGCCGTGGCGTGTCGTGACTGTGGAGAAACTAACGCATGAACAGTTTAACAACACACTACCGTCGCTCGCAACTGATTGCGCTTCCTGTACCGGGTGGAAAAGCGAAGGTGGAGTATTGCTATGCAGTAAATGTACCAGGTGACAGGGAAATTGTAACCCACAGCTTTGCAGAGTGGGCTGTGGGTGATTTCAACCGGCAGAAGGAGACAGTCCTTTGCGACAAGTTAACCGCTGGTTCAAAGATCACTACGGAGTGCCCGTCAGAGTCATTCGTTGGGAGCCGGAAACACAACGGGTTATCTACCTCCGCGAAGGCTATGAGCATGAGTGCTTCAGCCCGCTCGAACAGTTTCGTCGTAAATTCAGGGAAATAGAGGTCGGTCATGAGCACTAAATTAACCGGCTATGTATGGGATGGTTGCGCTGCATCAGGCATGAAATTATCCAGCGTGGCAATTATGGCCCGCCTGGCTGATTTCAGTAATGACGAAGGTGTGTGCTGGCCATCAATTGAAACCATTGCCCGCCAGATTGGCGCGGGGATGAGTACCGTCAGAACGGCTATCGCACGGCTGGAAGCAGAAGGCTGGTTAACGCGTAAGGCGCGTCGCCAGGGTAACCGCAATGCGTCGAATGTTTATCAGCTTAACGTTGCGAAGCTTCAGGCAGCGGCATTTTCTCAACTGTCAGATTCTGACCCGTCAAAATCTGACGCATCAAAATCTGACCCGTCAAAATTTGATGCGTCGAAATCTGGCAAAAAAGCGGGTTTTCACCCGTCAGAATCTGGCGGGGATCCGTCAGTAAAATCAAAACATGATCCGTCAGATAAAAAAACTTCTCGTCCGGACGCTTCGCAACCGGACACGCAGACGGATGAACAGGATTTTTTAACTCGCCATCCTGATGCGGTTGTATTCAGCCCTAAAAAGCGCCAGTGGGGGACGCAGGATGATTTGACCTGCGCACAGTGGCTCTGGAAAAAAATCATCGCCCTGTACGAGCAGGCTGCCGAATGTGACGGCGAGGTGGTTCGTCCCAAAGAACCGAACTGGACAGCCTGGGCAAACGAAATTCGCCTGATGTGTGTGCAGGATGGTCGTACTCACAAACAAATCTGCGAGATGTACAGCCGCGTCAGCCGCGATCCGTTCTGGTGCCGTAACGTGCTCAGCCCGTCGAAGCTGCGGGAAAAATGGGATGAGCTTTCCCTGCGCTTATCGCCGTCCGTCAGCACGTACACCGAAAAACGCGAAGACCCGTACTTCAAATCCAGTTACGACAACGTGGACTACAGCCAGATCCCGGCAGGATTCAGGGGGTGATCATGAGTCTGTTAAATGACGTTCAGAAATTCATTGAAGCCCATCCGGGGTGTACTTCCGGAGACATTGCAGATGCTTTTGCTGGTTACTCACGGCAGCGCGTTCTGCAGTCAGCAAGCAAGTTACGTCAGAGTGGGCGTGTGGCTCACCGTTGTGAAGGTGATACACGCAGACATTTCCCGCGCCTGACTGAGAGAGCGCAGGAGCCGGAACCACAACCAGTTCGTGAAACCGGACCTGTGCGCAATTTCTATGTCGGCACTAACGATCCCCAGGTGATTTTGTGCCTGACCCGCCAGGCTGAAGAACTGGAGTCCAGGGGCTTATACCGTCGTGCTGCAACCGTGTGGATGGCGGCATTCCGTGAAAGCCACTCCCAGCCAGAACGAAACAATTTTCTGGCGCGTCGTGAGCGGTGCTTACGGAAAAGCAGCAAGCGCGCTGCATCGGGTGAAGAGTGGTATCTGTCAGGGAATTACGTGGGGGCTTAATGACGACGTTAACTCAATGCCAGCAGCAGGTGCTGGATATGCTGATTTCTTATCAGAAAGAACGTGGCTTCCCGCCAACCAATCAGGAGGTGGCAACCATGCTGGGATACCGTTCAGTGAATGCAGCGGTGGAGCATCTTCGCGCACTGGAGAAAAAAGGCGTAATCACGATAAAGCGTGGCGTGGCCCGGGGTATCACTCTTCATACCGCGGTGAAGGACGACGACAGCGAGGCGGTCGGGATTATCCGCGCACTGCTTGCCGGTGAGGAAAACGCCAGGCTGCGTGCAGCCCACTGGTTACATGAGAGGGAGCTGAAAGTATGAAGCTAATACTGCCTTTTCCGCCCAGCGTGAACACGTACTGGCGACACCCCAACAAAGGGGCGTTTGCAGGTAAGAGCCTGATAAGCGAGGCGGGGCGAAAATTCCAGAGCGCGGCGTGTGCAGCAATAGTTGAGCAGTTACATCGTCTGCCGAAACCAACGTCGGCACCTGCTTCAGTGGAGATCGTGTTGTTTCCTCCGGATAACCGGATCCGCGATCTGGACAACTATAACAAGGCGCTGTTTGACGCCCTGACCCACGCGGGGGTGTGGGAAGACGACAGTCAGGTGAAAAGAATGCTGGTGGAGTGGAGACCGGTTATCCCGGAAGGGAAGGTCGAGATCACTATCAGTAAGTACGAGAAAACGGCGGGTGCAGCCGCCTGATCAAGAGGAGAAACGAAGTATGAATAATCTGATGGTCATTGATGGTATTGACGTTCGTCGTGATGCTTATGGGCGTTACAGCCTGAACGATCTGCACAGGGCTGCCGGTTCTCTGGATAAGCATAAGCCTGCATTCTGGCTCCGCAATGAGCAAACTGAACGTTTAATAAGCGAGTTGCAGATTTGCAACTCGGTCAATATAGAGCCAGTTAACGTTATTCGCGGCGGAAATAATCAGGGGACGTATGTCTGTAAGGAATTGGTGTATGCCTATGCAATGTGGATCAGCCCGTCATTCCATCTGAAGGTGATCCGTACTTTCGACATGGTAACCAGCGCACCGGAAAAATTATCCGGACAGGCTGCTGACAAGATGCAGGCTGGAGTGATTCTGCTGGACTTTATGCGTCGGGAGTTAAACCTGTCTAACTCATCTGTGCTTGGGGCCTGTCAGAAACTCCAGGAGGCTGTTGGCTTACCGAATCTGGCACCGCGCTATGCCATTGATGCTCCTGCTGACGCGCCTGATGGCTCAAGTCGCCCGACACTGTCACTGAGTGCACTGCTGAAACAGTATGGTATCTGCCTGACGGCTAATCAGGCATATCACCAGATGGCGAAGCTGGGGATCGTTGAACAACGCGAACGATACAGCCGTACCGCGATTAACAACATCAAAAAATTCTGGTCGCTGACAGCGAAAGGCTGCATGTTCGGCAAGAACATCACCAGTCCCGCAAATCCGCGCGAGACGCAGCCGCATTTCTTCGAATCCCGATTCCCTGAGCTGTTAAAGCTGCTCGATACCGTTCATTGAGGTGACCGTGAGAGCATTACTGACCCCTGAAATTGCCCCGCGTATGGGGATCGTATTGTTCAGACCCGGTTCAGAGCTGATGCCCCTGTTTATGCAGGGGCGTGTCCTGCTGGAGCCTGAGCCAGAACGTTATTCATCTTTTGCCAGTGGTGCCGTTCCGGCGGCATCACAACCGCTGGCGGATGATCCTGCTGTTCGGGCCGTGTTCCGCAATGAGGCAGTGATCCGTCGTGCTGGTGGCGTGGAATGTCTTGAAAGCTGGTTACTTCGTGAAAAAGGCTGCCAGTGGCCTCATTCCGACTGGCACAGCGAGAACATGACAACAATGCGACACGCTCCGGGCGCAATCCGTCTGTGCTGGCACTGCGATAACCAGCTGCGCGATCAGTTCACGGAACGGCTGGAATCAATGGCAACGGATAACTGTGCCCGCTGGGTGTTGTCTGTTGTGCGTCGGGATCTCGGTTTTGATGACAGTCACGTTGTGACAATGCCGGAACTGTGCTGGTGGCTGGTTCGTAATGATCTGGCGGATGCCTTACCGGAAAGCGCAGCCCGTAAGGCACTGAGATTACCGAATCCTGTTGTGCCGTCTGTCACCCGGGAAAGTGACCTTGTGCCTTCGGTTCCTGCCACCAGCATCATCCAGGATAAGGCGAAAAAGGTGCTGGCGCTGAAAGTGGATCCGGAGTCGCCGGAGTCTTTTATGTTACGCCCAAAACGTCGCCGCTGGGTTAATGAAAAGTACACGCGCTGGGTTAAGACACAGCCGTGCGCATGTTGTGGAAAGCCTGCTGATGATCCTCACCACCTGATAGGCCACGGTCAGGGGGGAATGGGTACAAAAGCGCATGATCTCTTTGTGTTGCCTTTGTGCAGAAAGCATCACGACGAACTGCATGCGGATACCGTGGCATTTGAAGAGAAGTATGGCTCTCAGCTGGAGCTGATATTTCGTTTTATCGATCGTGCGCTGGCAACTGGCGTACTGGGCTGATGTTGTGGAGAAAGTTGATGCGTGACATGTATGAAGTTTTGGACCGCTGGGGAGCATGGGCTGCAGCAGATAACAGTAGTGTGGACTGGCAGCCGATAGCAGCAGGCTTCAAGGGGCTTTTACCTCATGGTAAAAAAACACGTCTCCAGTGTGATGATGATGAAGGGATCGTGATAGACGGTTGTGTCGCACGGTTACGTAAATATAAACAAGAAGAATATGAGCTAATAATTGCCCACTTTGTTATTGGTATTTCATTACGCGCCATTGCGAAGAAGCGTAAGTGTTCTGATGGGACAATTAGAAAAGATATGCAAACAGCATTAGGTTTTGTTAGTGGTGTGCTATCAATGCTATGATTATAAGAGGCCTTAGGGCCTCTTTACTAAATTACTTGGATGATGAAAGAAACAATCAATGTTGCTAAACCACCAATAGCAGATACTTTAAATTCCGAACCACGAAATACCATCTTCCCATTGACCTTTATATTATTTGCAATGAATGGTGATATTCCAACGGCCGCACTCATGAAATATAAAGAAGAAATCATTTTCTTTTGAAACTCATTCAAGTCTGGCATTAACAGTGTAATTGATAAAAAAATACAAAAACTTAAAAATCCAATAATAGCAGTGACAATTAATTTCCAATTCATTGGGGTACCTATAGTAAATCCATCGATTGGCAATTTTCGAGACTCAAATTCCGCAATAATAGCGGTGTAAATATCTTTTGATGAGTACTTTTTAATGATTCTTTGAATGTTTGATAGACCATCTTTGCTATACAATACAATATTGTCTGGATCAATTTTTAGGTGTTTAATGTTTGCCACCATCATGTCGTAGTATTCTAAATAAGTTTCCAGAACTGCTCGACAGTCTCCAGCTAACGAAATGGCGAATGTCTTATTGTCATCCAGTTTACATAAATCTACTTTTTGAACTAACTTAACAGCGGTATTAAAATATTTTGAAGCATGCTGCTGAACTTCATGTAGGTCAGCAAGGTTTGATATACCGCCATTACGCACGTATGGCTGAATACCACGTAAAAATCTTTCCTTTGCAGAAGTCAGCTCCGACGTTACTTCGTCGGGGCTGATCTGAAACTCATCATTATTCATTTTTGTTTTGGTGCCAGCATTCTTAATGCAGTGTTAAGATCAGAGTTGTCCACACTTTCAGTGATTAAGAATTGGGTATTGGGAACATGACGGCTGATAATGCCTTGGAGCATGCTACGACTTATAACTTTACCACTTTGAAGCGCGGAGTTAATGTCATTTTGTATCAAAGTGATTTCACGCTCGGTACAGGGGAAACCCCACCGAGTAACATTTGCATATTCACCAATTTTTTTCTTAAATTCTAGGTAGTTACTCATTGCAGTTCTCCTTGTTTGTAACCACGTTAATCATATCAAAAAGCAAAATAATAAAAAACTAACGCGTACGCAAAAAGTATTGTATCGTGTTAAGAGTGGTTACTTCGCCACGCAGCTTAAACCCGCCGATGAGCGGGTTTTGTCGTCTCTGGCCCGGCTGTTAGCTAGGCTTGGCCTATCCCGCAGTTATCCATTTGCTCGGCTTCTTTGACGTTTCCGCTTCTGATTTGCGGTTCCTGATATTCCCTCAATTTGCACCTGCTGTATCAGCAAGGTGAGAGATAACTATAAATGCCTCATAACCCAAATACCTGGCTGGAGTTGCTCCAGAGCTGGTGGCGTGGAGACACACCGCTGGGCGCAGTGATTATGTCGATCGTTATGGCTGGTTTGCGCATCGCCTATTTTGGCGGTGGTGGTGGCTGGAAGCGAAAAACGCTCGAGATTTTGCTATGTGGCGCTCTGACGCTGACCTTTGCATCCGCTCTTGAGTATGTCGGGTGGCCTAAATCGCTTTCTGTTGCCATTGGTGGTGGCGTGGGGCTGATCGGTGTCGATGCTATTCGTGGGGCTGCAATGCGAGTAATCGGTAACAAATTTGGTAGCTCGAAGGAGTAATTTATGCAGGCACTAAATTCCCAGCGTAAAGCTTTCCTGGATATGGTGGCATGGTCAGAAGGAACGGATAACGGGCGACAGCCGACACGTAACCACGGTTATGATGTTATTGTTGGTGGCGAACTGTTCACTGATTACTCCGATCACCCTCGCAAACTTGTCACGCTAAACCCCAAACTCAAATCAACAGCTGCCGGACGTTACCAGCTTCTTTCACGCTGGTGGGATACTTACCGTAAACAGCTTGGCCTGAAAGATTTTTCTCCAGAAAGCCAGGACGCTGTAGCTCTGCAGCAGATTAAAGAGCGTGGTGCTTTACCGATGATTGACCGCGGCAGTATTCGTCAGGCAATCGACCGTTGCAGCAATATCTGGGCGTCGTTACCTGGTGCAGGTTACGGTCAGTATGAACATAAAATCGGTGACCTGATTGCCCGATTTAAAAAAGCTGGTGGGGTAGTAAATGAAGCTGAGATATAAGCTGGTTATTGTTGCCTTCGTTGTTAGCGTCATTGGTTCCTTCATCTGGTCTGCTGGGCATTACTACAGCAAATATCAGCACGAAAAGGAGCGTGCTGATGAGGCTGTACGAAATGCTGAATCAGCAACTGCCATTACCCGTAACGTTCTTCAATCACTGCAAATCATCAATACAGTTATAGAGGCTAACCAGCATGCAAAACAGCAGATCGCACTGGAGTCACAGAGAACCCAGGAAGATATCAAAGTGGCTGTTGCGGATGATGATTGTGCTTCACGTCATGTGCCTGCTGCCGCTGCTGACCGGTTGCGGAAGTACGCGAACAGTTTACGTACCGATTCCGGCGGTACCGTTGCCAGCAAGCCTGACTACTGAAACTCCCCAGCCAGTCATTCCCGAGCCGCTGACCTATGGGGCCAGTCTGGATCTGAATGTGAGCCTGCTTTCGGCGTTGGGACAATGCAATATGGACAAAGCGGGGATTCGAAGTATCGATATGCGCCGTAACGCTTTGCTGGCAGCAGGCAAATAGTTCGGACAAAGAACAGGAATATATTTATGCCCCCTCGAACTCCAAAATCCTGCCGCGTTCGCGGCTGCCGTAATACCACGACAGACCCGTCAGGCTACTGCGAAAGCCACAAAAGCGAAGGCTGGAAGCAATACAAGTCAGGACAATCCCGTCATCAACGCGGTTATGGTTCTAAGTGGGATGTTATCCGTGTGCGTGTGCTGCAACGTGACAAAGGCCTGTGTCAGTTATGTCTGCGTGCTGGTGTGGCGCGTGAAGCGAAAACCGTTGACCACATCATCCCTAAAGCACATGGCGGCACTGATGCCGACAGTAATCTGCAGAGTCTGTGCTGGCCGTGTCATAAGGCGAAGACGGCCCGTGAACGGCTTAAGTGATAATAACTCTCAACTGTCTGAGGGGAGGGGCGGGTCAAATCTCTGTGACCTGACGTCTTCCGGACTGCCCGCCCCATCGTTTTTTTATACCCGCGAAAAATGAAATTTAACCAGGAGTGCCGCATATGGCTGGAACGGCGGGGCGTTCCGGGCGTCGCCCCAAGCCAACGGCGCGCAAGGCGCTGGCCGGAAACCCCGGCAAGCGAGCCCTGAATAAAGATGAACCTGTTTTTACGCCCATCAAAGGTGTTGAGCCACCGGAGTGGTTCGCTGAAGAAGATCTCCCTCTCGCCACGATCATGTGGCAACTGACAACCAAAGAACTCTGCGGTCAGGGCCTGCTGTGCGTGACTGACCTCGCGGTGCTTGAGCGGTGGTGCGTGGCCTATGAGTTCTGGCGACGTGCCGTGAAAAATATTGCCAGCCAGGGCAACACCATTACAGGTGCAATGGGCGGTATGGTCAAAAACCCGGAGCTGACCGCCAAGAAAGAACAGGAGTCCGAGATGAGCAGCACGGGGGCAATGCTCGGACTCGACCCCAGCAGCCGCCAGCGTCTGATTGGCCTGGCGGGGCAGAAGAAAGCCACTAACCCGTTTCTGAAAATCATCGAGTCATGAGCAGGAAATCTTACCCCAACGTAAATGCTGCCAATCAGTATGCCCGGGATGTCGTGCGCGGAAAGATTGTGGCCTGCCAGTTTGTGATTCAGGCCTGCCAGCGCCATCTTGATGACCTGATGGCGGAAAAAAGTAAGTCGTTTCGTTACCGCTTCGACAAGGACCTGGCTGAACGGGCCGCGAAATTTATTCAGCTGTTGCCGCACACCAAGGGTGAGTGGGCATTCAAACGGATGCCCATCACGCTGGAGCCGTGGCAGCTATTTGTGATCTGCTGTGCGTTTGGCTGGGTCAATAAAGGCACCCGGTTGCGCCGCTTCCGGGAGGTGTATACCGAAATCCCCCGTAAGAACGGCAAATCAGCAATCTCTGCTGGTGTTGCCCTGTATTGTTTTGCCTGTGATAACGAGTTTGGCGCGGAAGTGTATTCCGGTGCCACGACAGAGAAACAGGCGTGGGAAGTCTTTCGCCCGGCGCGACTGATGTGTAAACGCACACCCATGCTGACGGAAGCGTTCGGGATTGAGGTTAACGCTTCAAACATGAACCGTCCGGAGGATGGCGCGCGGTTTGAACCGCTGATCGGTAACCCCGGTGATGGTTCATCACCCCACTGTGCCGTGGTTGATGAATATCACGAGCATGCCACCGATGCGCTTTATACCACAATGCTTACCGGGATGGGGGCGCGACGTCAGCCACTGATGTGGGCCATCACCACCGCCGGGTACAACATTGAGGGGCCGTGCTACGACAAGCGGCGGGAAGTCATTGAGATGCTCAACGGCTCGGTGCCTAACGATGAACTGTTCGGGATCATCTATACCGTTGATGAAGGTGACGACTGGACCGACCCGCAGGTGCTGGAAAAAGCCAATCCAAATATTGGCGTGTCGGTTTATCGCGAATTTTTGTTAAGTCAGCAGCAGCGTGCGAAAAATAACGCCCGTCTGGCAAACGTCTTTAAAACAAAACACCTCAATATCTGGGTGTCGGCGCGTTCGGCGTATTTCAACCTGGTGAGCTGGCAGAGCTGCGAGGATAAATCACTGACCCTTGAGCAGTTCGAGGGGCAGCCGTGCATTCTGGCCTTTGACCTGGCGCGTAAGCTGGATATGAACAGCATGGCGCGACTTTATACCCGCGAGATTGACGGTAAAACGCATTACTACAGTGTGGCCCCGCGCTTCTGGGTACCGTATGACACGGTGTACAGCGTCGAGAAAAATGAAGATAGACGGACAGCCGAACGCTTTCAGAAATGGGTGGAAATGGGCGTTCTGACCGTTACCGATGGTGCAGAGGTGGATTATCGCTACATCCTCGAGGAGGCCAAAGCGGCGAACAAAATCAGCCCGGTCAGTGAGTCACCCATCGACCCCTTCGGGGCGACCGGGCTGTCGCATGACCTTGCTGATGAAGATCTGAATCCCGTCACTATCGTCCAGAACTTCGCCAATATGTCCGATCCGATGAAAGAGCTGGAAGCAGCGATTGAATCGGGACGCTTTCATCATGACGGCAATCCCATCATGACCTGGTGTATCGGCAATGTGGTCGGCAAAAACATGCCAGGTAACGATGATTTAGTGAAGCCCGTCAAGGAGCAGGCGGAAAACAAAATCGATGGTGCGGTTGCACTGATTATGACGATCGGTCGGGCAATGCTCAAAGAACCTGACGATTTCCTCTCATCTCTTGATCCGGACGATGATCTCTTAATTCTATGAAATCACTAATTGCTGATGTTATCGGGCTGGCTGGTTTTGGCCTGCTTACGTGCGGGGTTTACCTGCAGTTTGGTATGGCTCCGGCTCTGATTTTGTCCGGTGCTTTACTGCTGGTGGGCGCACTGGCTATGGCCAGAAGGGGGACGCGTGCTGCTTGATGCTCTGTTCAGAAGTAAATCACTGGAGAATCCTTCCACCCCGATAACCGGGGATGCCGTTGATACTGATGGGCTGTTCCGGGCAGACGTTTATGTCAGTCCTGAGACTGCGATGAAACTGGCTGCGGTGTATTCCTGTATCTATGTCCTGTCTTCCAGCCTTGCCCAGATGCCGTTGCATGTTATGCGCAGGCACAAGGGGAAGGTTGAACCCGCACGCGATCATCCTGCGTTTTATCTGGTTCATGATGAGCCCAATACCTGGCAAACCAGCTACAAATGGCGCGAACTGAAGCAACGTCACATCCTTGGCTGGGGGAATGGGTATACCTGGGTGAAACGTAATCGTCGCGGTGAAGTCATATCCCTGGATTGCTGTATGCCGTGGGAAACGACGCTGATGAATACTGGTGGCCGATATACCTACGGTTTGTACAACGAATATGGGGCGTTTGCGATCAGTCCGGACGATATGATCCACATCCGTGCGCTGGGTAATAATCAGAAGATGGGGCTGAGTCCGATTATGCAACATGCCGAAACAATAGGCATGGGGATGAGCGGTCAGAAGTACACAGAAAGCTTCTTCAGCGGTAATGCCCGTCCGGCGGGGATAGTATCCGTTAAAAGCGGACTCAATAAGGAAAGCTGGGGCTGGCTTAAAGATCAGTGGCAGAAGGCATCGCAGGCGTTACGCCGCCAGGAAAACAAAACCATGCTGCTGCCAGCCGATCTGGATTACAAGGCACTGACTGTGTCGCCAGTTGACGCTCAGATCATTGACATGATGAAGCTGAACCGTTCAATGATCGCCGGTATTTTCAATATTCCTGCGCACATGATTAATGACCTCGAAAAAGCCACCTTCTCCAATATTTCTGCGCAGGCGATTCAGTTTGTCCGCTACACGATGATGCCGTGGGTGACGAACTGGGAGCAGGAGCTTAACCGTCGCTTGTTTACCCGCGCTGAGTTAGCCGCCGGGTATTACGTCAGGTTCAATCTGACGGGGCTTTTACGCGGAACTCCGCAGGAGCGCGCGCAATTCTATCACTTCGCTATTACCGATGGATGGATGAGCCGTAATGAGGCCCGCGCATTCGAGGATATGAATCCGGTTGAAGGGCTGGATGAGATGCTGGTAAGCGTGAATGCTGCTAACCCGGCAGGAGATTTTAAGCCCCCAAAAAACGATGAGGGAAAAACCAATGAATGACCGTGAAATCCGTTGTTACAGCGGTGAGGTGCGTGCTGAGCGGCATGACGATAACCCGGCGCACATTATCGGTTATGGATCGGTGTTTGACTGTCGTTCTGAGCTGATATTCGGTTCATTCCGCGAAATCATCCGGCCCGGCGCTTTTGACGATGTGCTTGGTGATGATGTACGCGCACTGTTTAACCACGATCCTAATTTTATTCTTGGGCGTAGTGCAGCAGGCACGCTGAATCTTTCAGTTGATGAGCGCGGATTACGCTATGACATCCAGGCTCCGGAGACACAGACCATTCGTGATCTGGTGCTGGCCCCGATGCAACGTGGAGATATTAACCAGTCATCTTTCGCTTTCCGTGTCGCCCGTGACGGTGAGGAGTGGTATCAGGATGAGGACGGGGTTGTTATTCGCGAGATAACCCGCTTTTCCCGTCTGCTGGATGTCAGTCCTGTGACATATCCTGCCTATCAGGAGGCTGACTCGGCTGTTCGCTCCATGAAAGCATGGCAGGAGGCGCGCAACAGTGGCGCGCTACAGAAAGCCATTAATCAACGTATGGCGCGTGAACGCGTCCTGACCCTTCTTAACGCGTAAAGGAAACATCATGAAACTGCATGAACTGAAACAGAAACGTAATACTATCGCAACTGACATGCGCGCCCTGAATGAAAAAATTGGTGATAACGCATGGACGGAAGAGCAGCGCACTGAGTGGAACAAAGCAAAATCCGAACTGGAAGCGCTTGATGAACGAATTGCACGCGAAGAAGAACTGCGTCGTCAGGATCAGGCGTACATTGAAAGCAATGAGGAAGAGCAGCGTCAGAATCTTGATCCGGAAAACAATCCGCAACAGGATGAGAAACGAGCTCAGGTTTTTGATAAGTGGATGCGTCACGGTGCCAGTGAGCTGACATCAGAAGAACGAAAGGCGTTGCGTGAACTTCGTGCCCAGGGTGTAGCTCAGGATGAAAAGGGCGGATATACCGTACCAGAAACATTCCTGGCGAAAGTTGTTGAGAAGATGAAATCCTACGGTGGCATCGCCAGTGTGGCGCAGATTCTGACCACTTCTGACGGTCGCACTATGGAGTGGGCAACAGCTGATGGTACTTCCGAAGTTGGTGTTCTGCTGGGCGAAAATGAAGAAGCCGGTGAAGAAGACACCGATTTCGGTATGGGAAGTCTTGGGGCGCTCAAAATGACATCGAAAATCATTCGTGTGTCTAATGAGTTGCTGCAGGACAGCGCGATCGATATGGAAGCTTATCTTGCCCGTCGCATTGCTGAACGTATTGGTCGTGGTGAAGCCCGTTATCTGATTCAGGGAACTGGTGCTGGTACGCCTAAACAACCCAAAGGGCTGGTCGCATCTGTGACCGGCACAACACAGACTGCCGCGGCAAATACGGTGAAGTGGCAGGAAATTCTGGCTCTGAAACACAGCATTGATCCTGCATATCGTCGCGGGCCGAAATTCCGCCTGGCGTTTAACGATAATACGCTGAAACTGATCAGTGAGATGGAAGACGGTCAGGGACGCCCTTTATGGTTGCCGGATATTGTTGGTGTGGCACCTGCTTCAGTGTTGAATGTACCGTATGTCATTGATCAGGAAATTGATGATATCGGGGCGGGTAAAAAATTCATGTTCTGTGGTGACTTTGATCGCTTCATTATCCGTCGTGTGCGATACATGATTCTTAAACGTCTGGTTGAGCGTTACGCGGAATATGATCAGACCGGTTTTCTGGCCTTCCATCGTTTTGACTGTATCCTGGAAGACACCTCTGCCATTAAAGCGCTGGTGGGGAAAGGTAGCGTTGGTGGTTGATTAGTCTTTTTACGTAATACAGCACGCCGCGTAATGCGGTTTTTTTGTGCCCGCGTTCTGGCGGGCACAGGAGGTTTTATGCTGTTAAAAATGGAAGAGATTAAGCTTCAGCTCCGTCTGGATGATGATTTCTCTGATGAAGATGAGTTGCTTGAACTGCTTGGTAAGGCCGCTCAGAGTCGTACGGAAAACTTCCTTAACCGTAAGTTGTATGCAACCGCAGATGACAGGCCTGCGGATGATCCTGATGGGCTTGTGATATCTGATGATGTGAAGCTGGCGCTTCTGCTACTTGTCAGCCATTTCTACGAAAACCGCTCAACGGTTACAGACGTTGAGAAAATGGAGTTGCCAATGAGTTTTAACTGGTTGGTTGTTCCTTATCGCCTTATACCACTATGAAAATTCGTCAGGCGCAGACCAGCGCAACCTACATTCTGCCGGACCCCGGCGAACTGAATAAACGCGTCCTGATCCGCCAGCGGGTGGATATGCCCGCGGATAACTTTGGCGTGGAGCCTCAATACCCGGTTGCGTTCCGGGCATGGGCGAAGGTTATCCAGACCAGTGCCACCACCTGGCAGGAAACCGCGCAGACTGGAGACGCCATCACCCATTACATCACCATTCGCTACCGCCGGGGGATCACCGCTGATTATGAGGTGGTCTGCGGTGACAGTGTGTACCGGGTGAAACGTCAGCGCGATCTGAACGGGGCGCGGCGCTTTCTGCTGCTGGAGTGTACGGAACTGGGCGAATTTACGCAGAGTCACGGAGGCAGCAATGGCGACTCCCTTTTTTCACGTTGATGTTCAGCAGCCCGCGGAGATGCGCTTTAACCGCGCCCGTGTCCGGCGGGCGTTTGTCACGATTGGGCAGCGTCATATGCGTGATGCCCGTCGGCTGGTGATGCGACGTGCGCGGTCGGCACCGGGTGAAAATCCCGGTTATCAGACCGGACGTCTGGCTCGTTCGATTGGTTACATGGTGCCGAGAGCCAGTAAAAAGCGAGCCGGTTTTATGACACGCATTGCCCCTAACCAGCGCAACGGGAAGGGGAACCGGATGATCTCTGGTGACTTCTATCCGGCGTTTCTGTTTTTTGGTGTCCGGGGAGGAGCAAAACGTCGTCGTAGCCATCATCGTGGTGCATCCGGTGGCAGCGGCTGGCGGCTGGCTCCACGTAATAACTTTATGGTGGAAACGCTTGAAAAGAACCGCAGCTGGACACGCTATTTTCTGGCGCGGGAATTACGTAAATCACTGAAGCCGGAGCGACGACGCAGATGAAACTGACGCCTGTTATTGCTGCGCTGCGTGCCCGCTGCCCGTATTTTGAAAACCGGGTGGCAGGCGCGGCACAGTTCAAAAATCTGCCGGAGGTCGGAAAGCTGAGACTCCCGGCGGCGTATGTGGTACCGGGTGATGACTCTCCGGGAGAAAACAAAAGCCAGACCGACTACTGGCAGGAGCTGAAAGAGGGCTTCTCCGTGGTTGTCATACTGAGTAACGGGCGTGATGAGTGCGGTCAGTTTGCCTCGTATGATGTGGTGGACGATGTCCGGCAGATGCTCTTTAAGGCCCTGCTGGGCTGGAACCCGGAAGCGTGCGGTAACCCGATTACCTATGACGGCGGCACGCTGCTGGATCTGAATCGTCATGAGCTGATTTATCAGTTCGATTTTTCGGTCATCAGCGAGCTGACTGAAGACGATACCCGCCAGCAGGATGATCTGAACAGTCTGGATGAACTGCAAACGCTGGCGATTGATGTTGATTATCTCGAGCCCGGTAACGGGCCTGACGGCGATATCGAACATCACACCGAAATAACCCTTCCTTCCTGAGGATCCTCATGTTTGTCAAACCTGTTAAAGGGCGGTCAGTGCCTGACCCTGCCCGCGGCGACCTTTTGCCCGCCGAAGGGCGAAATGTTGACGAGAACAACTACTGGCTGCGCCGTGAAGCAGCGGGTGATATCCGGCGCGTGAATAAAAAGGTGAATACCGATGACGATAAGCTTTAACACCATTCCGTCGAATACGCTGGTTCCGTTGTTTTATGCGGAAATGGATAACCAGGCGGCGAATACTGCACAGGACAGCGGAGCATCGCTGCTGATTGGTCATGCCAATAACGGTGCAGAGATTGTTGCCAACAGTCTGGTACTGATGCCGTCGGCAGACTATGCACGCCAGATTTGTGGTGCGGGAAGTCAGCTGGCGCGTATGGTCGAGGCTTATCGCCAGACTGACCCGTTTGGCGAGCTGTATGTGATTGCCGTTCCTGAATCCACAGGCGCGGCGGCAACAGTTACGCTGACGGTGACCGGGGCAGCAACCGAAACCGGCACGGTGAATGTTTATGTGGGACGTACCCGCGTGCAGGCACCGGTGACCAACGGCGATAACGTCGCGACGATTGCCAGCAGTATCAAAGATGCCATCAATGCCGTTCCGGCCCTGCCGTTTACGGCCTCATCTTCGGCTGGTGTGGTTACACTGACCGCTCGCCATAAGGGGCTTTGCGGGAATGAAATTCCTGTCAGCCTCAATTACTACGGCTTCGGTGGGGGCGAAGTGCTGCCAGCGGGCGTACAGATTGCCGTGGCGACGGGGATCGCCGGAACGGGCGCTCCGGTTCTCACTGGCGCGGTGGCTGCAATGGCGGATGAGCCGTTTGATTATATCGGTCTGCCGTTCAACGACACGGCCTCTGTTAACACGCTGGTGACCGAGATGAACGATACCAGCGGTCGCTGGAGCTATGCGCGTCAGCTGTATGGTCATGTGTATACGGCAAAGGCCGGCACACTGTCAGAACTGGTGAACGCAGGTGACCAGTTTAACCAGCAGCACATCACCCTGGCGGGGTACGAAAAAGAGACCCAGACGCCTGCCGACGAGCTGGCAGCCAGCCGTACCGCCCGCGCAGCGGTGTTTATCCGCAACGATCCGGCACGTCCCACGCAGACCGGTGAGCTGGTGGGTATGCTGCCTGCGCCGAAGGGGAAACGGTTCACGATGACCGAACAACAGACCCTGCTGTCTCATGGCGTGGCAACGGCGTATGTCGAAAGCGGGGTACTGCGCATTCAGCGTGATGTCACCACGTACAGGAAAAACGCTTACGGGGTTGCGGATAACAGCTACCTCGACAGTGAGACACTGCATACCAGCGCGTATGTACTGCGCAAACTGAAATCCGTCATTACCAGTAAGTACGGGCGTCACAAGCTTGCCAGTGACGGTACCCGCTTTGGTCCCGGTCAGGCGATTGTCACCCCGGCGGTGATCAAAGGGGAACTGCTGGCAACCTACCGTCAGCTTGAGCGAGCGGGGATCGTGGAAAACTACGAACTGTTTAAGCAGTACCTGGTTGTGGAGCGTGATGCCAGCGATCCGAACCGCCTGAACACGCTGTTCCCGCCTGACTATGTTAACCAGTTGCGTGTCTTTGCCGTGGTTAACCAGTTCCGTCTTCAGTATTCAGAGGAGTCTGCATAATGGCCCGTATCGGGGGAACCTGTTATTTCAAAATTGACGGTCAGCAGCTATCGCTGACCGGCGGCATTGAGGTGCCCATGAACAGGACGGTCAATGATGACATCATCGGCCTGGACGGTTCAGTGGACCGCAAGGAAACTCACCGTGCGCCTTATGTCAAAGGGACCTTCAAGGTGCCGAAGAATTTTCCGGTGAGCAAAATCACCTCGTCTGATGAGATGACCATCACTGCCGAGCTGGCGAACGGTCAGGTCTATGTATTGTCGTCTGCCTGGCTGCACGGCGAAGCGAACCATAATGCCGAAGAAGGCACGGTTGATCTTGAGTTCCACGGTGAAGAAGGGGATTACCAGTGATTGAGCTTGTACTTAAAAAACCGATCATCGCCCACAAAGAAACACTGCATGTGCTGGAAATACGTGAGCCTACGTATGACGAGATTGAGGCGCTGGGGTTCCCTTTCTCTGTTTCGCCTGATGGTGGTATGAAAATGGACAGTCAGGTGGCGCTGAAATATATCCCGCTTCTGGCCGGGATCCCGCGCTCGTCTGCAGCGCAGATGACGAAGCTGGATATTTTCAAGGCAGGCATGATTGTAATGCGTTTTTTTACCGGCTTGGAGACGGAAGAGAGCTCCGGAAGCGATTCTACAATGTCGCGTGGTTCTGGAAATTAAACCCCCTTGAACTTCGCCGGACGGCTATTTCCCACTTTGCTGATCTGGAGGCAGAGGCTGTCCGTATAAATGAGGAGATGAAGCATGGCTGATAATTTTCAGCTGAAAGCCATCATCACCGCTGTTGACAGGCTGTCCGGCCCGCTTAAAGGTATGCAGCGTCAGCTTAAGGGATTTCAGAAAGAAGTCTCCAGCCTTGCTCTGGGCGCTGCCGGGGCGGGTACTGCAATAATGGGGGCACTGGCACTCCCTGTAAAATCAGCCATCACCCTTGAATCGAAGATGGCTGATGTCCGCAAAGTGGTGGACGGTCTGGATACGCCGGATGCGTTTAAGGCCATGACGGAGCAGGTACGCGCTTTGTCTACTGAGCTTCCCATGTCTGCAGACGGGATCGCGGAAATTGTGGCGGCTGGCGGTCAGGCCGGGATTGCACGTGATGAACTGATGCAGTTTGCCACTGATGCGGTGAAGATGGGCGTGGCCTTTGATACCACGGCTGAAGAGTCCGGGCAGATGATGGCCCAGTGGCGTACTGCGTTTAATATGACGCAGGATGAAGTGGCCGGGCTGGCTGACAAAATCAACTACCTTGGTAATACCGGCCCGGCGAACGCGAAGAAAATCTCCGATATTGTTACGCGTATTGGTCCTTTAGGTGGTGTTGCAGGTGTGGCTTCCGGCGAAATCGCGGCAATGGGGGCAACCATTGCCGGGATGGGCGTGGAGTCAGAAATTGCCGCCACAGGGATCAAGAACTTCATGCTTTCCCTGACCGCGGGAAATTCTGCGACAAAATCGCAGAAACAGGCATTGCGTTTTCTGCGGATCAATCCGAAGAAATTAGCTGCTGATATGCAGAAAGATGCCCGGGGCACCATGCTGTCTGTACTGGATGCGATGGCTAAAGTGCCTAAAGAAAAACAGGCAGCTGTGCTGAATGCCCTGTTCGGGAAAGAGTCTCTGGGCGCGATAGCACCTCTGCTGACTAACCTTGATTTGTTGCGTACCAACTTCAGGCGGGTTGCGGATTCCCAGCAGTATGGCAGTTCGATGCAGAAGGAATATGCTTCGAGGGCAGCGACGACGGAAAACCAGCTTTTACTTCTGCAAAATCAACTTGATGCCATTTCTTCCACGCTGGGGGAAACGTTTCTTCCTGAGGTTAATGATGGTCTTGAAGCGGTAAAACCGCTCCTTGAGGAAGTGAGAACGTTTGTCCGTGAAAACCCGGAGCTCGTTAAGACCATTGCTAAAATCGGTCTGGCTTTACTGACAGTGGGGGCCGCTGCAGGCTCTTTGTCCAGAATCATGAAAATTCTCGGCGGTGTGATGAATATGACGCCTGCTAAGGGGCTGATTGCTCTTCTGGTTGGTGGCGCTTACCTCATTATTGATAATTGGGAAACCGTAGGCCCTGTCATAAAAAAAGTCTGGCACGTGGTGGATGAAACGGCGCAGGTGATGGGGGGATGGGAAACTGTTCTGAAAGCGATTGCCCTGTTTATGGCAACCAAATGGGTTGCTGACGTTACCAAATCCATTACCGCAGTGACCAGAGAGATGCGTACGCTGGGGAAGGTATCGGCAGAAACGGGATTGATGGGGAAAGGCCGCGGCTTTATCGGGAAGGCCGGGGTATATGGTTTTTTGGGAACCCTGATGTATGAGCCGGTTAAAGATACTCTGGAAAGTGTTGTTCCTGAAGATACGGTTAACTGGCTGGATAATAAAGGGCTGTTTCTGGCTTCAGACTGGACGCCTTTTTTTGATCGTAAAGAGTACGAGCAGTATCAGGCCAGCCTGAGCCAGTACAAACCCAATGTTCCGCTGTTGAATCCATCTTCTTCCATGACACAGCACAGCGAGCTGAAAGTCACGTTCGAGAATGCTCCGCCAGGTATGAAGATAATTGATGTACCGGGCAAAGCCGATCCCCTGATGAAAATCACGCACGATGTGGGGTATTCCCCTTTTCGTTTTCCACGATAACGCAGTCCTTTTTGAGGTCAGTCTATGGATTTATCCTCATTTCCCACCCGACCTTCATTACTTTCGTCGTCTTCAGGCTGGCGTGACAGACTTCAGGACGCGTCATTTCGCGGTGTGCCGTTTAAGGTTGAAGAAGAAAGTGCGGGAACCGGTCGCCGTGTGGAAACACATGAATACCCGAACCGCGACAAGCCCTATACCGAAGATCTGGGAAAAGTCACTTTCCGCCCGTCCATCACAGCTTATGTGGTGGGAGATGACTGCTTTGACCAGCGCGATCGCCTGATTGAAGCGCTGAATAAACCCGGTCCCGGCACGCTTGTCCACCCGACATATGGTGAGCTGAAAGTCTGTGTTGACGGGGAAGTTCGGGTCAGCACATCGAAAAGTGAAGGGCGTATTGTCCGCTTTGACCTGAAGTTTGCCGAAGCAGGAGAACTCTCTTACCCCACATCAGGTGCGGCGACGGCGCAGACGCTGATGTCATCCTGTTCTGCACTGGATGACTGCATCAGTGACAGCTTCAGCGGTTTCAGTATCGATGGTGTGGCGGATTTCGTGCAGAACGACGTTATCGGTAATGCCAGCACAATGCTTGGGTATGTTTCTGATGCGATGAAAGTGGTGGATTCTGCCGTATCGGATGCCGCCAGGCTGTTGCAGGGGGATATCTCGGTACTTCTGCCGCCGCCATCGTCAGGCAAAAATTTCGTTGAGCAGGTGCAGAAAATGTGGCGTACCGGGAAACGCCTTTATGGTAACGCCAGCGACCTGGTCACCATGATCAAAACGCTTTCCGGTGTCAGCCTCGGCAGCGATCTGCAACCGCGCGGCGTCTGGAAAACGGACAGTAAAACCACCGCCACGGCGACGCAGCAGCGTAACGTGGTTGCCAGCACCCTTCGTACGACCGCAATCAGCGAAGCGGCGTATGCCGTCACCCGATTGCCTGCGCCAACAACTTCCGCGGTGATGCAGAATTCCGCAGTGGGGCAGGCAACAACACCCGCGCAGAGCACTGGCTGGCCTTCCGTCACGCATCCGGCACTGAACAATGCACCGGCGGTGAAAAACACGGTTGACCTGCCGACGTGGGAAGAACTGACTGACATTCGCGACACACTGAATACGGCAATTGATAAGGAGTTGTCCCGTACAACCAGTGATGCGCTGTTTCTGGCGCTGCGCCGGGTGAAAGCAGATCTGAATGCGGATATCAACACGCGCCTTGAACAGTCTGCACGGATCATTCAGCGCACACCGGATGAGGTTTTACCCGTGCTGGTGCTGGCGGCGACCTGGTTTGATAACGCGGCGCGTGACGCGGACATTATCCGGCGTAATGCCATTACGCATCCCGGCTTTGTGCCGGTGATCCCTCTGAAGGTGCCAGTGCAATGAACGACAATGTCACGCTACGGGTAAATGGCCGGGAGTGGAATGGCTGGACATCGGTGCGCATCGGTGCCGGTATTGAACGGCTGGCGCGGGATTTCAGTGTGGAGATCACCCGCCAGTGGCCGGGAGATGAGGGTATCACCACGCTTCAGCCGCGCATTAAAAACGGTTCAAAAGTGGAAGTGCTGATTGGTGATGAGCTGGTGATCACCGGCTGGGTGGAGGCGACGCCCGTTCGTTACGATGCCCGTTCGGTCAGCACCGGTATTGCCGGACGTAGTCTGACGGCTGACCTGATTGACTGTGCAGCCGAACCGACACAGTTTAACGGACGATCGCTGGTACAGATTGCGCAGGCGCTTGCTGCGCCTTTCGGCATTGAGGTGGTGAACAGCGGTGCGCCGTCGGGTGTTATTCCTGATGTCCAGCCTGATCACGGTGAAACGGTGATTGAGGTAATCAACAAAATACTCGGTCAGCAGCAGGCGCTGGCTTATGACGACCCGCACGGCAGGCTGGTGATTGGCGGTATTGGCTCAACGCGGGCACATACCGCGCTGGTACTTGGGGAAAACATCCTTTCCTGTGATACGGAGAAGAGTATCCGGGAGCGGTTTTCAGTTTACCAGGTGGCGGGGCAGCGTGCCGGAAACGACGATGATTTCGGTGAGGCCACCACCACCGCGCTGCGGGCCCGCACAGAGGACGCATTTATTGCTCGTTACCGTCCGATGTATATCAGGCAGACAGGGCAGGCCACGGGGGCAGGCTGTATTGCGCGTGCTGACTTTGAAGCCCGACAACGGGCGGCGCGGACGGATGAAACCACCTATGTGGTGCAGGGCTGGCGACAGGGTAACGGTACGCTGTGGCAGCCCAACCAGCGGGTGATTGTCTTCGATCCGGTCTGTGGTTTCGACAATACCGAACTGCTTGTCTCGGAAGTCACGTTTACTCAGGACCAGAACGGCACCCTGACGGAAATCCGTGTCGGCCCACCTGATGCTTATCTGCCTGAACCCGAAGCCCCCGGCGCGCGGAAAAAGAAAAAAGCCAGAGTACAGGAGGACCCGTTCTGATGAGGACGATTGAAGCCATGCAGCGACAACTCCTCGGCCTGATTGGGCGGGCAGTGGTGAAAAGCATCAGTGCCGCCACGAAATGTCAGACCGTGGATGTGTCCCTGATTGCCGGTGAACCCAAAGCCGGGGTTGAACATCTTGAACCCTACGGTTTTACCGCAAGGGCAAACAGCGGTGCGGAAGCGGTGGTGTTGTTTCCGGATGGCGACCGTTCTCATGCGGTGGTTGTTACGGTGTCGGACCGGCGCTACCGCCTGAAAGGGCTGCAGACGGGTGAGGTGGCTGTCTATGACGATCAGGGGCAGTCTGTGACGCTGGCCCGGGAGGGGATCGTGGTGGACGGTGCAGGTAAAACGATCACGTTTCGCAATGCGCCTAAGGCACGTTTTGAAATGGACCTGGAAGTGACCGGACAGGTGAAAGACCTGTGCGACTCCACCGGCACCACCATGTCAGCGATGCGGCTTGCCTATAACGGGCATCGTCACAGAGAGAACGGTCAGGGCAGTAACACCGACAAACCTGATAAAGCGATGGAGGCATGATGGAACTGTGGCTGACGGTGAACGGTAAACGCACCTGCGCCAGCGCACAACTGGATCCGCTGACCCGCGCCGTGGTGATTTCCCTGTTTACCTGGCGGCGGGCGGAGCCTGATGACAACGCCGACGTCCCGATGGGATGGTGGGGGGATACCTGGCCTGCGGTACAGAATGACCGTTACGGCTCCCGACTGTGGCTGCTTCAGCGCAGCAAACTGACCAATCAGCTGGTGCAGACGGTAAGGGGGTATATCCGCGAATGCCTGCAATGGATGATTGATGACGGCGTGGTGTCCCGTATTGATCTGGATATCCGCCGCACCGGGATTAATGAACTGGGTAACAGTATCACTCTCTGGCGTCGTGACGGACCGGTAATGATTTCTTTTGATGATCTGTGGAGTGCGATAACGCATGGCGGACAGTGAATTTCAGCGCCCGACGCTGGCAGAAAATATCAGTATGCTCCGTAACGATTTATTCGCCAGGCTGGACGTCAGCGACACGCTCCGGCGCATGGATGAAGACGTGCGGGCAAAGGTGTATGCGGCGGCGCTGCATACGGTTTACGGTTACATCGATTATCTGGCAATGAACATGCTGCCTGACCTGTGCGATGAGTCCTGGCTGGCGCGACATGCTGCGATGAAACGGTGTCCGCGCAAGGGGGCCACGGCTGCCAGCGGGTATATGCGCTGGGAAGGTGTCAGCGATGGCCTGAAGGTGACCGCCGGGAGTGTTATTCAGCGCGATGACCTGGTTCAGTACACGGCAACTGCCGATGCAACCAGCTCCGGTGGTGTCCTGCGCGTGCCGATCGCCTGCTCAAGTTCAGGCGCGGTCGGTAACGCTGACGACGGTACGTCATTAATCCTGGTCACGCCGGTGAATGGTCTGCCGTCTTCCGGTGTGGCTGACACCCTGACAGGCGGATTTGATACTGAAGATCTGGAAACGTGGCGCGCCCGCATCATTGAGCGGTATTACTGGACGCCGCAGGGCGGGGCTGACGTGGACTATGTCGTCTGGGCTAAAGAAGTGCCCGGCATTACCCGCGCATGGACATACCGTCACTGGATGGGAACGGGAACTGTCGGTGTGATGATTGCCAGCAGTGACCTGATTAATCCCATTCCGGAAGAATCAACGGAAACGGTGGCAAGACAACACATTGAGCCACTGGCCCCGGTGGCAGGCTCTGATTTGTATGTATTCAGGCCGGTGGCGCATAAAGTGGATTTTCATATCCGCGTGACGCCGGACACACCGGAAATACGGGCTGCCATCACCGCAGAGTTGCGTTCGTTCCTGCTGCGTGATGGTTATCCGCAGGGAGAACTGAAGGTATCGCGTATCAGTGAGGCGATTTCCGGTGCGAACGGGGAATACAGCCATCAGTTGCTTGCCCCGGCGGACAATATCTCCATTGCAAAAAATGAACTGGCGGTTCTGGGGACGATTTCATGGACGTGACAAACGATGATTACATCCGCCTGTTATCGGCACTGTTGCCGCCCGGTCCTGCATGGTCAGCCAGCGATCCGGCGATTGCCGGTGCGGCACCTTCATTAACCCGCGTTCATCAGCGTGCGGATGCCCTGATGCGGGAGCTGGATCCGCGCACCACCACTGAACTGATAAACCGCTGGGAGCGTCTGTGCGGTCTGCCGGATGAATGTATTCCCGCAGGGACACAGACCCTTCGCCAGCGTCAGCAACGGCTGGATGCGAAGGTTAATCTGGCGGGCGGCATCAATGAGGATTTTTACCTTGCACAGCTTGCTGCCCTGGGCAGACCAGACGCCACTATCACGCGATACGATAAAAGCACGTTCACCTGCTCATCGGCCTGTACTGACGCAGTGAATGCGCCGGAATGGCGGTATTACTGGCAGGTCAACATGCCAGCCGCCACCAACACCACCTGGATGACATGTGGCGATCCCTGTGATTCCGCACTGCGTATCTGGGGCGACACCGTTGTCGAGTGCGTGCTTAACAAACTCTGCCCTTCGCATACCTACGTAATTTTTAAATATCCGGAGTAATCCATGCATCGTATAGACACGAAAACCGCGCAGAAGGATAAGTTCGGCGCGGGTAAGAACGGTTTTACCCGTGGTAACCCCCAGACCGGCACACCTGCCACCGATCTGGATGATGACTACTTTGACATGTTGCAGGAAGAGCTCTGCAGCGTGGTGGAGGCATCCGGTGCCAGCCTGGAGAAGGGGCGGCACGACCAGTTGCTTACCGCGCTTCGTGCGCTGCTGTTAAGCCGCAAAAATCCGTTTGGCGATATCAAATCGGATGGCACGGTGAAAACGGCTCTCGAAAACCTTGGTTTGGGAGAAG